AATTTGCAGGTAAACAAAAACGTTTTTATAATGTAGTAGATGGCGATAAAATTATACACAGAGAATTAGGTTTATTTGAAACTGCTATGGGCATTGTAAAAAATCTAATGCTGGGTAAAAGCAGTAGAGTACAAGAATTAGTAACACACGACAACAGTTACATGGATAATCTATACGAAGTTTACATGCACAATACTAGAATTAAACGTGGTACAGTTAACGAAGACGTTGCAGTTGCCAAGCTGAGCAAAGCAAAAAGTAAAGTTGCTGAAGCAAAATCAAAAATATTAAAAAGACTATAAATACAATATAAGGAACGGGAATAATATTATGTATCTAAACGATTTAAATAGCGCAAAACACAACGTGGAAAAGCTAAATCGTGTACTAGCAGATACTTTCAATCACGAGATTGATTTATCTGAGATGAGCACGAATGCATTAAAGCGTATGTTGTCAGCTACAACAGCAAAAATTGACACAATTAAAGAGAGTGATCTCAAGTATTGGGAAAATCCACAGTATAACAAACTTGGACTTATCCAACATCAACTTAACACATACATCAACGAAGTTGCTCCAACACGCAAAGACGGTAAAAGAATGAAGACCAAAGAAAGTGTTGTAATGGAAGACGAGCTAGACACAGCTGAAGTTCTTCTTGCTGCAAATGAACTAGTTGATGAACTACAAGGTATGGTAGAAGACATTGCAGAAATGCAAGTACAAAAACTAATGCCAATTGTAGACGCAATGAAAGAACAAATCAGCTTTGAAATTGCAGAGCAGTATAATTCATCAGCAGATGCTGCACTTGCCGCTCTACTAGATCAAATGAAAGCCGCAAAAGAAGCAATGGAAAATGCTACACTAGCAGCTCAAGGTAAACAACCAAATATGTCAGCTCCAACAGACATGGGTGCAGGTGATGCAGAAATGGACATGGATGTAGATGTAGACATGGGCGACGACTTTGAAGCAGATCCAGCAGCCGCAGGCGATGATAATCCAGTGGGCAGAGAACTAAAAGGCGAAAGTGCTATCCATAGTATGGAGATGGGTGCGTTAGCTGAAAAAAAGTATATAGAGAGTAAAGACAGGCTCTTTAAAATGGTCGAGAGTGGCAAAATGACGCAAGAGCATTTTATTAATATTATCAATGAATTAGATTCAACTGGTATCCAAAAAATGCCAGGTAAGATGACTCCGAAGCTGGCAAAATTTTTAGGATTAGACAAAGAAACACCTGATTCAGGTGGGACGCACCGCGCTCTTCCACAGGCCTCAGGTGGGACGCACCGCGCTCTTCCACAGGCCTCAGGTGATACAAGCGGATATGACGAAGTAAAGCCACAGCGCAGAAATCTTTCGGTTATGAGGGCAAAGTAAATGCTAATTAGCGAAGTTATAGTAGAGGATCAAAATAATATTTTGAATGACCTAGAAGAATTAATCACTAGGGCAAAAGCCAATGGCAAATTCAAAATACCAACAAACATGGTACTTGCTAAACTTCGTGCTATGGGTCATAGTATTAGTATTCAAGATCTACTAGACCTATTACCTACAATTACTAGTGTGGGAGCCAGCAATAAAAAAGACATCTCACTGGATACAGCAATACCCCGTTCCAATGCTGAACCAGATAGTGATGTTGTTAGTAAGTTGGCTAAAAAGCAAATACAAAAGGATGATGAACTGTGACATATTACATTAACAAAACTGAAGCTAGGTCAATTGCGAGAGCAGATCTTACCATTTTCAATGAAACTCAGTCACTTATGAAACAGGTTATCACCGATGCAGGCAATGGTTTGTATCAAACCACAGTTACAGATGCTACCACAATGACTGAAAGCACACCTACAATTACAATTACAGGTTCTGCAAGTGGTCCTACCATCACAGGCACACCCACTGTTATTGTTGCAGGCAGTACAATTACATTAGGTACAACAGGTACAAACCTAAACAGTATTATTGCTGATATCAATGATGCAGCAGTGAGTGGTGTAGTAGCAAGCAAAAACGCCAGCAACAATCTTGTGCTAACATACACTGCACCTGCAAGTACAAGCTGGACTGTTACAGTTGGCTCTGGCACAGCTAATACATCACTAGGACTTACTGCACAAACTTATACAGCAACAAATCCAGACAGCGTAACATATTTTAATTGCTGGCAAGGAACCGCAACTGATCGTGCAAAAACAGATCAAATGAATCAAGTTATAAAATATTTCCAAAACTTAGGATATACCATTGAGCGTCTTAAAAATACTTCTACAGGAAAGACACTTAAATGGGTCATTAGTTATTGACAATCACTAAGGTTAGTGCTACATTAACTATATGTTAAACATCACTTCACCCTACCCGTATAAAGAATTTAAACGAAAAAGTGTAAACGGTAAGCGTTTATACGAAAATCCTTATGGCGAACCTGTGCCTAGTGTAACAACTATTCTCAGCAAGACCAAGGACATGACACACTTAAATGCTTGGAAAAAGCGTGTAGGTGAAAAGAAAGCACAAGAGATTGTAACTGAAGCCGCTAGTGTCGGTACAGTTATGCATGAAATATTAGAAGCATGGAGTCTCAATCAAGAGTACACAGGCAAGAACTTGCTACAAGCTAAGATGATGGCAGAGACCGTTATTAAAAACGTTGAAGCTGACATTGACGAAGTTTGGGGCAGTGAGGTAAACTTGTGTTATCCAGGTTTGTATGCTGGCACTACTGATCTAGTGGGCGTGTATAAAGGACGTCCAACTATTATGGACTTCAAACAAACCAACAAGCCCAAGAAGCGTGAGTGGATTGATGATTACTTTATGCAAGCGGCGGCTTATGGTATGGCACACAACGAAGTGTTTGAAACTAAGATTGAACATGCGGCCATCTTTATGTGTAGTAGAGATTGTGATTGGCAACTATGGGAAGTAGGGCCAGAGGAATTTAAACAATGGGAAGAAAAATGGGCAAACAGGGTAGCAGAGTTCTACAACTTGTCATAAATACTGTATCAGGAGCACAAGATGGCAGATACAAGAACTAGTAAAATTCAAGTAAGGCAGGGCAATTTTGCAGACTTGCCAGTATTAGATCCAGGCGAGATTGGATACGCTAAAGACCAAAGACGTTTGTTTATTGGCAACGACACTGCAAACATTGGTACAGGTAATGGTGTACTAACACAGTTTACAGTGCCTATCACATTGAGCAAACCTAATATTATTACTGTATTTGCAGCTGGCACCGCTGTTGCTGCCGCAGATTATACACTGCAAGGCACAACACTCACATTTGCAAGTGCTCCAACTGGTGCAATTACTGTAAGTTTTAACAGTGAAATTGGTATTGTCACTGATTCTACAATACCAAGTGCAATTGAACTGCCTGCCGCAGGATCAACAGCTGATACTGGATTCAGTGTAGACACAACATTGTACAATATTGTAGTTATGGACTACACATTAGAAAGCACAAGCGGTGTAAGAGTCGGACGGTTGCGTTTTGCTACTGATACTAGTGCGTCAACAAGTACAATAGATGATCAATTTACACAAACTGCTGCAGTTGGCATAGTGTTTAATGTTGACATTGCAACTGCAAATACTATGAAACTACAATACACAGATAGCGACAACAAAATTAGCAAATTCAAGTATACATATCAACTTTGGAACAGCAATTAATACACACAGCTTGGTTTGAAGCTCCTAGCACTCGGCTGAGTAAATGGCGAATATTTAGACAAGCATTAAACACACACAACACATATGATGTCTGTGAAACGGTTGTTCAGTGGTGGAAGATGGCACCAATTAGCAGTTGGACTATTGATCCAGTTAACAGTAGCACATGGCCCACGCCTTGGGAAATGTTGCACAGCGGAGATTTTTGTGACAACAGCCTAGCACTAGGTATGAGTTACACTATCTATTATGCAAACGAAACGATACCCAACGAACTGTTGTACATCGTTGATAGAAAAAAAAGTATACAAAGATTATGTGTGCATATTGACAATAAGTATCTGCTTAACTTCGAACACGGAGCGATAAGTAAATTACCAACCAAGGATATGGCAATAACTTATCAAAAGAAAATTGCAGATGTGATAAAACACAACACATAACCGATATTGACAGAACAATAAGTACAAGATAGACAAAGGAAAAACAACGATGAGCGAAATTCAAGTAATCAAACGAAGTGGTGGTAAAGATACATTAGATTTGGAAAAGTTACACAAAGTAGTGTTTCATGCATGCAGTGACATTAATGGCGTAAGCCCGAGTGAAGTAGAGATTAAAAGTAGTTTACAATTTTATAATGGTATCACCAGTAGTGAGATTCAAGAAACGCTTATCAAAAGTGCGGCTGATTTAATCAGTGAAGAAACACCAAACTATCAGTGGGTTGCAGGTCGTCTTATTGTGTATCACCTGCGCAAAATGGTATATGGTGACTATGACCCTTGGCCATTGCTAGACATTGTGAGACGCAATGTAGAAGAAGGATGGTACGATCCTGCACTATTAGAAGATTATACACAAGACGAATGGAATGAGCTCAACAATTATGTTAAACATGACAGAGATGAAAACTTTACATATGCTGCTATGGAACAATTCCGTGGCAAATATCTTGTACAAAATCGTGTAACAAATGAAATTAAAGAAACACCGCAAGTAGCATATATGTTAATTGCAGCAACACTGTTTGCAGATTATCCAAAAGAAACACGTATGCGTTGGGTAAAGGATTATTATGATGCAGTTAGCAATTTTTATATCAGTTTGCCTACTCCTGTTATGGCAGGTGTTAGGACACCTCAGCGACAGTTCAGCAGTTGTGTACTCATTGAAAGTGATGACAGCCTGGATAGCATTAACGCTACTACTAGCAGCATTGTTAAGTATGTTAGTCAAAAGGCAGGCATTGGCATCGGAGCAGGAAGTATTAGAGCACTCGGTAGCCCAATCCGCAAAGGAGACGCTTACCATACAGGAGTTATTCCGTTCTATAAAATGTTCCAAAGCGCCACAAGAAGCTGTAGCCAAGGAGGTGTGCGCAACGGAGCCGCCACACTGTACTATCCAATTTGGCATTATGAAGTTGAAGATCTGCTAGTACTCAAAAACAACAAAGGTACAGAAGAGAATCGTGTACGTCAAATGGACTATGGTGTTCAATTCAACAAGTTGTTTTATGAAAGATTAATTAGTAACGGACAAATTACATTGTTCAGCCCAAGTGATGTTCCAGGTCTATACGAAGCATTTTTTGCAGATCAAGACAAGTTTAGAGAAATATACGAACGTGCAGAACGTAATACAAAACTACGCAAGAAAACTATTAGTGCAACTGAATTGTTTAGTCAATTTATGGAAGAGCGTAAAAATACAGGACGCATTTACTTACAGAATGTAGATAATGCAAATGAACATGGTTCATTTAAACCAGAACTAGCACCAATCAGACAAAGTAACCTATGTGCAGAGATCGATTTGCCTACAAAACCGTTAACTGATTTTAACGATGACGAAGGTGAGATTGCACTGTGTACACTGAGTGCTATTAATTGGGGTAACATCAAAAAACCAGAAGACTTTGCAAAGCCATGTGAGCTAGCAGTACGTGGACTTGATGCACTACTCAGCTATCAAAACTATCCAGTTAAAGCGGCAGAACGTGCTACAGCAGGTAGACGTCCACTGGGTGTAGGTATTATTAACCTTGCGTATTGGATGGCTAAGAATGGCATGACATACAGCAATCCAGACTTAGAAATGATTGATACATTTGCTGAGGCTTGGAGTTACTATCTAATCAAAGCAAGTGCAGACCTAGCAGTAGAGCAAGGTGCATGCTTGTGGAACAATGAAACAAAGTATAGTGATGGTATTACACCTAACCAAACATACAAAACAGATGTAGATGAACTAGTACCACACAAAGAGCGTATGCCTTGGAGAGAGCTAAGAGAACAACTCAAAGCTACAGGTATTCGTAACAGTACACTAATGGCTCTTATGCCTGCTGAAACATCAGCACAGATTTCAAATGCTACAAACGGTATTGAGCCACCACGTAGTTTGGTAAGTGTTAAACAAAGTAAACACGGCATACTAAAACAAGTTGTGCCTGGCATCCATCATCTTAAAAACAAGTATGAGCTGTTGTGGGATCAGCGTAGTCCAGAAGGCTATATGACTATTATGGCTATACTACAAAAGTATATTGACCAAGGTATCAGTGTAAACACAAGTTACAATCCTGTGTTCTATGAAGATGAAAAGATCAGCATGAGTGAAATGCTTAGACATTTAATGATCTTTTACAAATACGGCGGTAAGCAATTATACTATTTCAACACATATGATGGTCAAGGCGAAATAGATATTGACAAACTTAACGAATCTGCTAATATAGAGATCGATGATGAATATCAAATTGAAGATGAAGAAGCCTGCGACAGCTGCACAATTTAAGGAAGTAATATGAGCGTATTAAATGAACAACAACGAAACAAGCATCTCGAAAGTTTGATGTTTTTAGACCCTAATGGCGGCGTCGACATTCAGCGTTACGATGCATTAAAATATAAACAGTTTGACAAATTAACAGACAAACAACTAGGATTCTTCTGGCGTCCAGAAGAAGTTGACGTACTAAAAGATAGTGCAGACTTTAAACAATTAACTGAACATGAGAAACATATCTTTACAAGTAATCTCAAAAGACAAATCTTGTTGGACAGTGTACAAGGTCGTGCGCCAGCTGATAGTTTTAATCCACTAGTAAGTTTGCCTGAACTTGAAAACTGGATAACAACGTGGACGTTTAATGAAACTATCCACAGTCGCAGTTACACACATATTATCCGTAACATCTACAGCAATCCAAGTATTGTGTTTGACGAAATGATGGACATTGCAGAGATTATGGATTGTGCAACTGATATTAGTAAGCACTATGACGACCTTATTGAAATGGGCATGTGGTATAATCTTCTCGGAGAAGGCACACACCAAATTGTTTCTAATCGTAAAGCACGTAATGTTGTAGTGGACAAATATGAACTTAAAAAACTAATCTGGAAAGCTATGATGAGTGTAAACATTCTAGAAGGCGTTCGCTTTTACGTGTCGTTCGCATGTAGCTGGGCATTTGCTGAACTTAAAAAGATGGAAGGCAATGCTAAGATTATTAAACTTATTTGTAGAGATGAGAATGTACACTTGGGTAGTACCCAAACGTTACTTAAACTGATGCCCAAAGATGATCCTGACTTTGCACGTATCCAAGAAGAAACTCAGGACGAAATGGTACAACTATTTGTGGATGCAGTGGATCAAGAAAAAGCATGGGCTGATTATTTGTTTAAGGACGGATCGATGATTGGGCTAAATGCACAATTGTTACATGAATATGTAGAATGGACTGCTAACAAACGTATGATAGCGGCAGGACTACCTAGCCCGTACAAAGGCGGTAGTAATCCTCTACCATGGACACAAAAGTGGATTGCAGGTGCAGAAGTACAAGTAGCACCACAAGAAACAGAAATTAGTAGTTATGTTATTGGCGGTACAAAACAGGATGTGAACGGAAGCACATTCCAAGGAATGAAACTTTGATAACACTTTACAGTAAACCACTGTGTCCTTATTGTGACATGGCAAAAACTTATTTGAAAAACAATAATATACAATACGAAGAAATACGAGTGGATACCAATACAGAAGCTAGAGAGTTTTTGATCAATGAAGGGCATAGAACTATGCCTCAAATATATCATAACGGAGAACTCTTAGTTTCTGGCGGAGGGCAAGCACTTGTTCGTATGGATCCAAATCAAGTTAAAAAACTCATAGGAGAAATTATAGATGTTGGTGATATCCAATTATAAAAAAGGTGATACAGTTAGTATCAAATTAAGCACAGGCGAGGAGTTAGTTGCACGTTTCGACAGTACCGATGCAGATGCTATCAAAGTTGTAAAGCCTTGTGTGATTACACTTAACCCGCAAAACGGACAAGCTATGCTTATTCCGTGGCTTATGAGTATCGACACAGCAAGTAGTGATCCAGTACAGATTCACAAAACACATGTAATTGCTACAAACAAACCAAACAAAGGTTTGGGAGACGCATATATGCAAAGTACAACAGGCATTGCACCAGCTAGTTCACTGCAACTATAAATAGTTGTATGGCATCATTTGTACACAGACAAGGCGATACTAGAAGTTGCGGCGCAACTAC